GCGTAGCAATGAATGTTGAAGTCAATAACCTCAGCACCGTTGGCAATCAGGTTGTTAATAGAGTAGACAGCATCAGTCTTAACAATGGTGGAGAATGTAGTCATCTCGCTCTCAGCACCAGGATGCCAGATCACACGCTTGACGAAGCGTTTGCCAGCAGGAGTGACGGGATAGTAGTCAACCTGGGTGGCGGAAGTGAGAAGTCTCATGGTTGCCTCGTTTGGTATGTAAATATTATAACCCCCCAGGAGGGCGTCCTGAGGGGTCATGTGACACTTTATAGGGTGGATGCCTCAGAAGTCTGCTAGAAGGTCTTCTGGTAGGGTCTCAGGCGTCTCCCACAATTCTTGTTCACTCATTTCACGAATAATACTCTCACGGAGTTCATAATCACCAAAGATGTCGCCTTCAAATTCGTTGTTCATGATTCAAATACAGGAATAATTTCAGTCTTAAGATGTTGGGTTTTGTTAATGTGTTGCTCCCACATGGCAGCATCATCAAGATTGTAGAATACTGCTTGTTCCATAACAAGTTTCTTCTTCTTGGGTTTCATGTACACAACAGCGTACTTCATCAATTACCTCGGGAGTGGTTTCCAATAACAGGGGTCACATGATCCATATCATGCTTATAGACTACCAAGCACACATTGCGTGATGGATCGTCTTCGAATACTCTAATACAGATACTACATGTACCTGTTGCTGGGTCACAGAAACTAACTGTGCCTCTTTGTCCTTTGAAGATTACTTCCGTGCCTACGGAATACATTTCTATTTCCTCGGTGTGTTGAACTGATCCAGGCATCGGAATGACCATAACAAATTTCAAGTGGGGTGCTCATCAGCAATCGTACTCTTTATTTTCCATGTCTGCTAACTCTTGTTGTAACTCTTTAATGTACGCATCTTGGTCACGGATCTTTACGTTTTGATCCTTGATAAGATCACTCATCTCATCAACCATTGCTTTTTCAGAATCGGTCATTGTGTGCTGTGAAATACAACTATACTACTTAGTATAATAGGTTTTTTGGGTTTGTCTTTTTTTAACAATCTACAGTGTAGATCATTTATCCTGTAGGGCACAATACCCTAGACACTTTACCAAGCGTCCTTCTAGCACCTCGTCTACAATGTTATGCTGGTCTGCCATAGTCTTGGTCTTATGTGTATCTGTAGACCACATTAAATTGATGAGGAACTTCAGTTCGTTTTCGTCTAGTGTAATGTCAATGGAGCGGGGCATTTTTCAGTGGTGAGTAGGGTCCTCGGTCAAATCCAGACATTTGATATCCTTCACGGATAGCCTGGATAATAATCTTATCATACGAGTGTGAATGGAGCGGAATGTGTCGGTGATTGAGATAATCTTCACAATCTTCTGCTAGTGCTTCCTTCATTCCATCGGGCAGTGACTCGAAATCAAACATTAGTCTAGTACCTCTCTGGTAGATTTAGGTCGATGTTTCGATATCCTAACATCAAATCCCTCAAATCTTCAGCTTTCTTTAGATTGTTTTTATGATATCTGATGACATCATGGACACAGCATAGCATTTCTTCGTATGCTCGTCGTGCTGTTACATCCTCATCTTGGAGATAATCATCGATAGCATCTTGCATCCTGTCTCTACGTTGCCTAGCATACTCTGCCTTCCAATCGTGTTGAATTTCTGGTCGTCCTTCAATGGTCATGTTCTCCTCCGAACTACTATAATATATCATGCTTTGGTCACCAGGACCATAAGACCCATGAGTATCGTGTGCCTTTCGTAACAGTGGTCACCTCATGCTCATACATGAAGACAGAGGGAAATATAATACAATCTCCCTGTTTTAGTTCCATCTTCTCACCACATAAGATGAAATCACCACCCTCATAGTCATCATTGAATACACCAACAAAACTAATGACTGGAATGCCACGCTTCTTACCATCAAATATACTATGAATATGGTCTACATGTTTACGAATAGACTGTCCTTCAGTATATTTGTTGAAACGTACACCAGAGAACTCACAGTCAACATCACCACGGGGACGATGCTTAGTATAATATCTGGCAAGCATTTCCATGACTGGGATTCTCATCTTGCCCTGTACTTCAGCATCATATGTGACATCAAAGTCTTTTATTTCATGATGCTTGGAATTACTATTCTGATACCACGTGTGTCCTGTCCAGTGACATTGGTTGAGTGTCTTGATATATTCCTCACACTGTTCTGGTGTGAAGATGTTCTCAACCTCAGCATAATGTAGTAAATCAGTCATCTAATCCGTGCTCTCGTCTAATTCGTTTGAACTCTCGTTTCATTTTCCATGTTTGATACTTAACCACTGTACCAATAGTAATAATATACCATCGTCGTTTGAGTCGTACTACAAACCAGCGGAACTGTAAATCAATGAATGTTGCTACATTGGCATCTATTGCCATGAGTATCATAATGACCGCTGCTAACGTCAATAACGTTAGATAGTATGACTCTACCATATACACCTCTTTGATGATCGTGGAGCGTTGATTGCTGTAAGATATGGTTGTTCAGCAGCAACTTTAATTTCATTACGAAAGACACAGTTCCATAGAATAGTCTTCGTTCCGTTGGATACTTTCACACCCTTATGAATGTGATAGTGATCAACAGGAAAGCATAGTACAGATCCTTTCTTAGGTTTGACTGATATTTTATCATTCATAAACCTAGTCTCACCACCATCAAAGTCATCATTCAGATAAAATATGTATGAGAACTCAGCATGATTTGCTGGTGATTGGTCTGCGTGCCAATCATATGAATCGCTCTCATTATACTGTCTCATGATATTTTGTCCACGCCAGACAATGTTATCACCAAACAAAGAATCGTGTTCCCAGTTATAGAATATGAAATCATTATTGGAAACATAATATTGATTTGCTTGTCTTACCCACTTCCATGCTATATCATCTAACTCAGCAACATCAGTAAGATCATATGTGTCATTATCTCTTCTACTATTCCTGAAGTCTGGTTTTACAGCAGGATTGTAGAATCCCACCACACCAAGGAAGTATTTAATTTCATCATCAGGAATAAAGTTATCGATCTCCCAAATGTATTTGGTGTGCTTGGTTACGTTCATGCTAAGAATGCCTCCAGTGCTCCTACTTTTGGTTTCACCTTCTCAGGATATTTAACAATAACTAGTTCTGTCTTATCATAACGCTTGGTGCCAGACATTTGATATGGGAATGTAAGATACCTGAACTCAGTCCACCCATCATAGAGAGCACGAACGCTATCACTATTGTCATAGGACATTACAAACCCACCTTTGTGTTGCTTCAGTGTCTCACAGAACTTCTCATGGTCAAATGATTTGTGAAGAGCACCGTCTTTGCCATAGTAGTGACTAACAGTCTCATAATATGGTGGGTCCAGGTATAAGAAGTCATTTTCATGTAGTGGGATGGTGTCGAAGCACGACCCATGGCAGAACGACACGTTGGGAGCATGAAAATTCCTAAGTTTATCAATGCCCACCAATCTGAACTCTGCTCTACTACGAACAGTAGAACATCCGATCTTACCTGAGTACGAACCCTTGATTGCAATGTAAAATGACAGTGCTCGCTCCCACTTGTCCTCACTATCTAACCCTGGGAGGAACGTTTTGTAGTGGTCACTATCAACTAGTGGGTAGTGCTGCTCCGCCATGTCGGCAAGGATGGCAGCACCACCATCACCACACACAATCTCCCAGAAGTCTGCCAGGGGTTGGAAGACATCATAACCTTGGACCTTGACACCCTCGCTGGCAATCAGCATCTCAGTGCTGCCACCACCCCAGAAGGGAGACACAAGATATTCGATGCCTGGGTTGACATCACGAATAATCTTGATAAGATCCTTCTTCATCCTATTCTTACCACCAGCATAGCGGTAGAGAGAATGATTGGTTACTTTTTGAGTTTTGGCCATGAATAGGTGTTACGGAGGACTTTAGCGGTAAACTTCTCTCTATCATACTTCACTGCCACATGATTTGACAACTCAATACACTCACACATAATGTTTACATATGAGTCATTGTTGATCTCACCATTGACATACTTGGCAGCACCAACACGTACAGTACGATAAATCTGACGTGCTAGTTCTTTATCACCACGTAGATACTCATTGAGTACAGTGTTAAGAACCTCTTTGTAGTTGCCCTGACTACCACCAGGACGTGCTACACCTGCCTTTGTCAATCGAAATGGTTGTAGAGATGACATACCAATGTTTCTCCACATATACTTCTCATACTTGGCAGGACAGATGTCAAGGTAAGCACGTAGATCATCCTCTTCCATAGAAAGAATGCTAACCTTAGCACGTTGACCCTTGTCAGATGCTTTCTTGAGGTCTTTGTACCACTGGTTGAACTCATCTTCACCGTTAGCAGCACGTTTCTCCCAGCGATTGATGAACTTAGTCATACGAGACTGCTTACGATTCTCGTTGACGTTGTATGCTACCAGGAACCAGTTGTCAGGATGATCTCCACCATTGGCGATGATATGCTCTACCTGAAAGTCCAGAACGTTGTAAGGACCAGTGTGAGTGTAGGCACAGCGTCCACCTTGGTTGAGATATAGCTGGCAGATCAGAATACCACGACCATGTGTAGGATTCTTGGTGAGACTATCAGACTCTGGATCATACCAACCCAGTGTATTCTCACCATCTCCACAAATACCCTGCTGTCCTGATTTACGTACCATGGCACGATCAGGTGTGGAGAGATTGTTGTAGTATTCTTCTGCTTCTTCCCATGATACGTCACGAACCATGACAGCATCACGTACTACCTGGCGACCCATAAGTAGGTTCTGCTTATTCTTAATCAGACCCTGACATTGTTCCCAGTCAAGGATCTGATTTCCGATGACACGTGTTTGATTCTCCATTAGACAGTGACAGAAACAGCGGGGAGACCCTTGACGAAGATAGTATCGACAAGGTTTTGAAGGCGTTTGATAGTAGGAGCACCGTAGTTCTTGAAGACAGGAACAATGACCTTGCCAGTAGACTTACGATACATGTCGAACTTGCCTGGGATAATCTTACCACAAGCAATGTCAGCAGCGTCGTCTTTGTTAAGACGAATGACACGACCGACAGTCTGTGCCATTTGGATGACATCCAGTTGACGAAGGAACACACAGTGTGTTAGACCGTGGACGTTGATACCTTCAGACAGGATGCTGTAGTGGAAGATCACAAACTTACGATTAGGATCTTTGCCCCAAGCATTGAAGGTGTCGAAGAACTGCTCACGGTTGACCTTAGTCTTGTTCACATAAGCACCGAACTTACTGGTGATGTGAAGTACATCGTAACCCTTGTCATGGAAGAAGTCAAGGACATTAGTCTTAGACAGCAGGTTGAACATGATCTTGCTGCTAGGAGCAGCGACCAAGATCTTGTTACCAGCAGCATCAATATCCTCAATCAAGTTGGTGAGTGTGTCCTTGTCAGACTCGTAGGAGAACTTACCCTTGACTCGCTCGAAGTCAACCTCGTAAGAAACAACCTCAGGAGCAAGAATGCTGCCGTTGTTGACCAGTTCGGGAGCAGGAACAGACTCAAGCACAGAACCATAGACCATGCTATTGTTCATGCCACGACCATAAGCAGAACGAGTGTGCTTAGGAGTAGCAGTAAAGAAATAGTAGGACTTAGCATCAACGTTGAGCACAGACTCAAAGAAGTCACGACGGACAGAGTTGTGTGCCTCATCATAATAGATACAGTCAATGTCAATGCCTGCCTCTACAATACGACGGAGTGAATTGTATGTGGTGAAGATAACTTGGTGGATACCAGCAGTCTTACAGACAGCATCGTGACACTGAATCTTCTGAACCTTGGTGCTGCTGCCGAAGGAAGTCTCACCACTGTGAACGTGGAAGAACTCAGCATCGACATCACCATTGAAAGCAGTCCAGAACTCATCACAGAGTTGGTTTGCCAGCAGAATACGTGGGGCGACCACTACAATAGTCTGTGGCGTGGTAGCAGCAGTCAGACGACGCTCAGCATCCTTGATCATGATAAGAGTCTTGCCACCACCTGTAGGGATGATAACCTGACCATGAGTGTTGTTCTCAAGAGCAGCAAGAGCACGCTGCTGGTGAGGACGGAGGGTGAGCATCGATTGCCTTGCTGACTACCCTGTAATTATAGCAGAAAACCTCCCGTGGTGGGAGGTTCGTGCCAGTTATTAAAGTGTCTCTGGTCTCGGTTCTCGTAGACCAGTCATGCCGTCGTTTCCTCGTACATACAATCCATTACTAAAAATAACGTATTGAATGAAATAATCAGTATCGTCTGGTTTAGATGTTGGGAAGTTATCTCTACAGAAGTCATCTGCTGCCTCCTCAGTAGTGAACTCTACAAATGTAAACTCATTGTACAATAGTTTATCGAAGATAGCAGGGTTCTCCGACTGCATATTCAAATAGTATGCTGAATAGATAGCATTTGCTTTAGTGGCATCATCTACACCATCAGGACCAACAGTTCTCAACAATACAATGGTTGATTGTGTTGCCTCTGTGTAGTGTCTCATCCACTCTACAAAGTCTCTTGTGGTAACGTACATAATATCAATCCGTAATGTTTAGGTTTTCAATAACAGCACCAGTTAGTCCTTCATTCAGACTATACTGATTGATCTTATCCCAAATCTGTTTTGATAGTGGTAGTCCACCGTTTTCTTCTCTTTGTTTAGCAAGAATAGCAGACTGTTTGATTTCACCAACAATTTGTTCAGTAGCATATTGTCCTGTCTCAACAGCATTAAATTTGAAATGAGCAGGGATAGAGAGATACTCATTCTCATGATCTGGGTCTAGTTCATGATAAGCAAAGGGATCAATAGGCCAGCTATATTCTTCATCCCAGATGAGATAATCTAGCATGTCATCAAACTCATCTGGAGTTTTAATATTCTCACGTAGATATGTTCTGTAAGCAGTCCACAATGCTAGTTCACCAGTAAACTTTTCGGTAGCATCTGGCAGTTGTGTCCAGTCAGAACCACGAAGTAGTTTCTCTAGTGTTGCTTTCTTCACTTCATCAGTTTTGATGAGATATTCTTGTCTAGTAGCAATATCAATGATTGCTTTCGACTTGACTACTTCAGCATCAACTTGCTGTACTGCTAGTGCTGCCTTGAGAATATCAAATAGTTCTTTTACTTGAGATAGGGTAAGATCATTTTTTTCATATCTCAACCATTTTGAGGTTTTAGTAGAAAAGTCAAACTTCAACTTTTCTTTCTCAAAGATATGCTCGCCATTCTCAAAAACTGAGAAACTTACGATTCTATCATTTTCATTAGACCACTCAGCTGGCAGATTATTATGAAGGTTGGTATTAATCGTAGGTTCCAACTTAGTGGCAAGGTATGTCCACTCACCATCCTGCTTCACACGCACAACCATTAGACGATGAAGAGCGTCCCATTCAAGAATAGGTTTCCTCTCTTCAGGTGGTAAGATTCTCTCGAATTGAAAATCGTCTGGATTAAACGCCATCTCTATCAGGGTGCTTTATTTACTATTTAGAATGCTTTGATCATCCACTTAGTCCACGTGTATGGTGTGACTAGTGGTACTTCATCTTGTGGATCAAATTCAGGAACAGGAATCAACTGCTTAGTTTGCTGTAGTGTGAACGTACCAGGGAGAACCTGAAGACCTACATCTAGAGCAGAGAACTCAAGATCAACAGAGGAATTAGCACCACCAGAGAAAGATTGTAGTGCTGCACTCTGTGTACCACCAGTCTCATTGTTACCATATCCATAAATGGCGCTATTATTATGAGCAGTCAGTGAGACATAGTGATTGTGCTTCAATTTGTTGACTGGGTTGTAGGAACTAACAGTAATCTCTTTGTCTGGAATGTCAACAGTAGACAAGAACTTACGAGCGTTAGTACCACCAAAAGCACCAGTCTGTCCAGTGAATGGAGAACCATCTAGGTCAATATATGAATTGATTTCATTATATTCTCCACCACCAATACCATTCTGTTGGACAGTAACAGAACCATATTGACCAGCGGTGTTAACACCCTGATATCCAGGGTTAGTACCATTCGACCAGTTCTGAACGCTACCATTGTGCCAACCACTACCATCACAACCAGTAGATCCAGGTAAGTTACTTGCACTCAGACTATAATCCTCTAGAGCATATCCCCATAGGTTGAACGAGAATGTACCAGATGATGTGAATGTAGCATTAGTGCCAGAACCTAGGTTCGAAGCATTAGGTGGAACAACATCAATACCATAACCACCAGTACCACCCCAGTTAACTTTACCTTTGAACCTACCTGGGTCAGAATTACCAGAGATCAAATCGTGGAAGTGTAGTGGAATATCATAAATCTTCTCTGGGTCTAGTCCAACAGGACATGTTGTCTTACCAGATGTGAAGAATTCAATCTGTCCAGTAACATCAGAATAACCAGTAGTGGTTACCTGAGCAATACCAAAGTAATCGGAAGTTTGTGCTGGTTGTCCAGTAGCAGGAGTTTCTACTTGTTCTAGTTCATCAACACCAGGATCAGCAATCTTATCAATAAACCACATACCACCAAATGCTCCAGGTTCAGCATTACCAGGAGAACCAGATTGTTTTGTTGGTGTGTACGATGGTGTTAGTCCAGGAGAAGAAGCGGCGTTGCCATCAATAACACCAGTGCCCTTGACATATCTGTTTCTAAGGTCAGGAACTCTAAAGTATGTGTCACCACCTACTAGTTTAGCACCATACTCATACTCAAGCACTTCAAATAGCAATGGATACTCTACTGGATTGTAGTATGAACCATCACAATATACCCAACTTGGGAATCTAGATCCTGGTTTGCCATCTAATGTACCCCAAGCGTCAGATTCAGTACCATCTTGGAATACAGGCATGATAGCTCCAACAGGCAAACCATCAAACTTAGTATTAATTCTAATCTGACTACCACTGAATGTATTACCAATATACTTACATGGTGTGATAGAACTATACCACTGACTCTCTAGAGGATCTTGTACAGCAGCAGGAGTTTGAACAGAGAATCCTGTTGTAAATGATCCAGCAGTAACAAATGTTGTTCTAGTAAATCCAGCAATATCAGAAGATGTCATCTGTACTTGGAACTGATCTCCATTAGATACATTTCCCTGAGATGCTACAGTATATGAAAGGAATGCTCCACCATTAATAGAGATCAATGCTCCATTTGTAGCATAAAGACCAATACTGATACCTGTAGATAGACCACTGATAGTAATAGTTTCAACAGATGTTGTTTGTACACCAGGACCAGTGGCAAGTACACTAGAGAATGCGAAGTCATCGGGTTCTGTACCGAATGCTCCACCATTAGTTACACTCCAAATTCTCTCATAAAATCCAGCAGTTGAACCAGCAAGACCAATCTTTGTATTGAAGACTCTTCCTTCGCCAATAACATCACTAGTTGTGTAGTTCAAAGCAAGAGTATCAAAGTTCGATACTGTTGTCTGTGTAACACCAGCACCTAGATTTACACCATTCTTGATAATATATGCTAGGTCAGTGTTAGGACCCATGTCACCAAAACCTTGCTCAACGATAAAGTCAACAGTGGTATCAAGACCTTGAATCAGGTTGGTATTACTAGTATATTCTGTGAGTAGATCAGCAGGGTTAACAGGCAACCAAGAGTAACCAGTAGGTGTACTATCAGATTCAGCACCAGTAGTAACATTCCAGTCAACAGGATCTCCAGTACCAACAGTAATTTCTGTACTTACAGTGGATTGGAAGTCGGGAGATGATGTAATTCTAATACGGAACTGCTGACCATTTGAAATGGTAGTACCTGTAGCACCACTAACGTAGGCATTTCCTTCTACACTAATCTCAGCACCACCAGTAGCAGTAATATTTACAGGTACAGTAATACCAGAGATCTGGACTTCTTCACTTATAACGAGAGTGCTAATACTAACACCAGTTACATCTTCAAGGAAGAATGGGTTTGGTTCAGAATCAGGTGGTGGACCAGCATTGATATCAAAGTTAGCAGTAGTATCACCCACAGTGACAGCAGTTGTGTATGTGGTGTTAAACTGATTGCCAGTTGTTGCTTGGACTTGAATATATTGGTTGTTAAAGACCACAACACCTGCTTCAAATGCTCCACAACTAGAAGGATTAGAATTAGTACATACTCTTACAGCAGATGTAATACCAGGAGAGTTAGTTGTTACCGATACACCACCTGTAATACCAGTAATCTGTTCAAGATTAGATTCATATGTTGTTTGTACCGTAGCACCGTCAATAGTATCAAAGCTGAAAGGATCTGGTGTGATGTCTTGCTGTGAGTATTCAACATAAACAGCACCTTCTTCACCAGCAGCGGCACCTTGACCACTAACTTGTGCTGCTGATAGTGGTGTACAATATGTGGCATTATAATAAGCACCACCACCATTACCACCAGTAGCATCTAGATCACTAGTTTGTAGTGTAGTTCCACCTTCACTGGTGGAATTAATTAGTGTACCAGCGGATCCATCATATCCACCACCACCGCCACCAGGACCACCACCCTGACCAGTTCTATCAGGAGCATCATCACCAGGAAGATTTAGGTTAATAGTGGTAGTTTGAACTGTGCCATTGGTGTTGTAGTTACCATATTGAATTTCTAATGGCGTGGCAGTATCGTTACCAGCACCACCGCCGCCACCACCACCGCCAGCAAGGGCGATCAGTGTACCATTACTGAGTGTAATAGCAGAAGCGCCGCCACCTCCACCACCAGCACCAGAGGCGTCTCCAGGACCAGCATCGCCACCGTCTCCACCATAACAATAACCAAAACCACCAGTACCACCACCAGTTCCAGCTACATAATTAGAACCATCATTACCAGCGTCAGCAGGATAAATTCTTAGTTTATAGTCAGGATTGCCGAATTGGTTAGTTGGCCAAACATTAATAGGTATCTCTACAAGGACTCTAAGAATATTGCCAGAACCACCAGGACCACCTGAACTATTTGGTACGTCACCACCACCTTCTCCACCACCAGCACCAACTAGTGAGAGATAGAATTGAGTGGCAGCAAAAGCAGGAATAGTAAACTCTGTATAATCAGTGAATCCCTCTCCAACCCATGTCTCAGTAATGAAATCACCAAGAGTGTTGAACTGTCTAGTATAGACTCTAAACGTATCAATTATAGCATCACCTGCCAGCACATCAGGACCGTTACCAATTCTATAAGACAACTGTGCTAGACCACCAGATGCCGAAGAAGCATTCTGTCTAACAAATAATGTATAATTTGTTGGCAGAATAGTAACACTAGATCCCCAGTTAACTTGGTCTACACTGAGACTACCAACACCACCAGTAATTGATGCTGTAGTAGCAGCATCCAATCCCCCTATTTTTACCTCAGCAATTTGTTCTACACCTGGGTCAGACAAAAAGACAGGGGTAGCATGGAATGGATAAGGAACTGTTCTCTCTTCTCTAGTAATAAGAGTAATCGAATGAGTAGTTTCCGAGTAAGTTGGTGATGATGGACCACCAGTAGGGTTACCAACAGATGGGTTACCATCTGGAGGACCTTGTAGTCTAACAGTAGCAGTTACACTGTTTTCATATGTACCATCAGCACGTATCTTCAGGTTGAGAGTGTCATTGTTTTCAACTGTTAATTGTTGTACCCAACTACCAGTATTATTCTTTCTAATAAAACCACCAGTGCCATCAATGATAGCAGTCATCTTCACACCCTGACCATTCAGTTGTGATACCAAGTTCTGAGCAGTGCTTGGACTATTGTTTGCTAGATTAGTAAATGGTGACTCTAGATTATTATATGTACCACTAGAGTATTCTGTACCAAGACCAGTGATAGTAACATCACCAAAATACATGAAGTCTGGTTCTGCTCTGTTATGTGTAGCGTCACCAGATACTAGAACCTTTTCATATTCAGCAACAGTCAAAGTACAAACTTCACCACCACTACCAGTAATAGTTACAGTATCACCAATACTATAACCATAACCAGGATCACTGATAATTAGATCATCAAATCCATCGGTGGTGACCTGAACTTGCATGCTGTTTCCGTTACCACCAGAAACAGGATATTCTGTACCATTAGTGAGGAATCCAGTGGTTGGTGCTGTTCCTACTAGGTTTAGTTTTACACCATAGGTAAAGATGGGAGCAATACTAGCAGTAGCTGGATATCTATCTACCTCAGTCCATGACTGCCAGTTATCATCTACATCACCCAGAGTCTGTGTTACCTGATAAGAACCAGATCCGTATGTACCAGCAGTAGTATTTTCGTAACTATTACCACCTCTAGTGTAAGTATCACCACCAGTAGCAAATACAGTTACAGTACCAGTTCTCTTCTGAGTATAATTAGGACCGTTACGAATTCTAGTATAGAGAGTATCACCAAGAACTAACTGGTCACCGATAGATTGAGACCAGTTACTGTTATCAGCAGAGATGTCTACAGAACTTGTAGAAGATGCTCTAAGTACAACATCACCATCAATACCCGTGATGGGAATATCGTAGTAAAAATAATCATCTCCACCATCAGCAGGAATCTGCTGGTCTACTCTATCAGTAAAAGTAAACTGGTTAATATTCTGATCTTGTGCTCTAGTTGTAATACCCCACGTTCTACTAAATGATGTAGATGGTTGTCCAATGTTAGTACCAAATGTTTCGTCACCAACATTGAATGTCACCACAGTGCTAGTAACATACCAGTCGGGAACAGTTACTCTTAGTTGTACTTTATCTCCAGGTTGTAGACCACCAGTACCATCAGCAACATTGGCACTGATAGATGATCTCCAGGAATCAAAGGAACCATTCCTATAGATTCTAAATCTTGCTGTTGAATTGTTTGTATTATTATTCTTAGGACCGTTAGATACAGCAGAGATGCTAGCAGGAATAGGAATCTCAAAATTCGCTAGGTCAACTACATTAGAATAGTATGTTGTATTTCTTTGAAAGGTTGTAGTACCACCACTGCTACTAGTTCCATTAAAAGCACCAGTAAATCCAGATTGATTTGTAAAGTTAAAGGTATCTGGTAGCGCATCAGGAATTTTTGTACCAAATGTGACGCCATCGGGGTCAGATCCAGTACCAATTTGTACATTAACAGTAACCTGAGTGTTCCAGGTACTTGGAGTTGGATATCGTACCTGTACTTTATCCCCAGGATTTACGTTTACAGGACTACTGCTAAATGGCATGGATTCCTACTCTATCACGTGCTATTTCTACTTGTTATTTAGGTCAGACTGCCTAACGTTAATCCAAGGACCATTGTTAATTCTTACCTGAATTGGTTTATCTGCTGTGATCTCTTGAGGTTGATCTCCATCAACTTCAAAGATTCTAGACTTATAATGTGGATTACTTGGATCCATATCATATACCACAGGAAATTTTTTCACAATGTACTCCAATAATGATTAGCAATGTTCTGAAACAGGGCATCTTCAGCAGAAATATCATCTTCTTGAGAAAAGTGAGTCTCGTAAGAGTTTACCGACACTGTTTCTCCATCTACAGTTGTAGTCACAGTCTTTCTAAAACCAACTTGCTTAAGCAGAGGTCTGACTTCAATAGCATCTATGACTTCGGTTCTTTCGACTGCCATCTTACATTTCTCGGGTGTTTTGCCATACTCCACTATTTATGCTGACCTGAGCATCTGGGTCATCCAATTTGATTTCCACAGGAACTTCAATATCGTTAGCATCAATTTGTGCTGATAATACATAGTCTGAAGGATTATTAGTAATCAAGTCAATATCTTCATAAGGATATTTACCAACGTTATCAGCATAATCAAAACTCTCAGCAATCACAGGAGCCCGAGTGGTAACAGTAACATTAAATGTTCCACTAGGTGTTGTCACTGGTATTATTTTACTATTAGTCTTACCGACCTGAGCGTTAGCAGGGAGTCCACTTAGGTCTGTATTAAACGGAAGAGTAGTTGTTCTCAATTTTACTTGATTGCCGTTATTGAAATTTTTAGAACCAGAAAAACTATTGTTGAGACCCATAAAGTTACCACTACCTGATGTGGAAATAGTAGTTGGCATATCAACACCAGCAAGTATACCGAGGTTTAAATCGTAAGTAGTATTCTCTTCTAGATTTTGGAACGATGTAGTCCAATTAGTTGATGGTGTATTATCATTAGTAATCTGAACATCTATGCTAGCAAAATCAGACGAACTACCTGCTACAGCACTGAGAGTAATAGTGTGACTAACAGGACTTTGATTTGCTTCTACATTTGACTGAGTAATTGGAGTCCAAGCATAAGTAAGAGAATCACCAGAATTAAAGACAGTGCTGCCCCATGGACCAGATAAAGTAGCAGTTATAAAATCTACAATAGCAAAATTAAATACAATTGTATCGTCAGGAATTCCATCAGAACTGTTGCCACCAGTGTAAGTAAATTGAGTAATTTCTGGTACTAGAAGATTATACGATATAATTATTCTCCCATCACCACTTCGTAATCCTTGATTACTGGATAATGTAACTAACTGACTATTATATCGTGATCTAGCAGCTGTGTTATATGCCACTGAAGTTTGAGCACCGCCACCGCCGCCACCTGTGCCGCCACCTGATCCACCGCCACCACCGTTGGCACCATTAAACAAAGCAAAAGTACCATTAACAGCAGAAAAAGCACTAGCTGTAGCAGGAGTAGAACAACTACTAGATCCTCGACCACCACCACCGCCACCCGAAACGGCTGCTACTACATTACTGATTTTTAAAACAGAGGCACCACCGCCTCCTCCACCACCACCAGCATAGGCAGTACAATAGACAGGAAAATTTTTACAGCAAGCACAAAATACAATACCAGCATTGCGTCTAGGAGGATCACAGAATCCACCACATCCACCGTAATTAGGATCAGGTTGCTGACCACCAGGACATCCATCACAATATCCACCAGTGTGTATACATTGTGTTCCACATTGATATTGATATGGACTAGCGGATCCAGATCCGCCATTTACTCCACCACCTCCAGCAGATCCACCTCCACTAGCACCTCCAGAACCATCACCACCTCTCTTTCCAATCTGTAATTGAAATGATCTTGCTACCAAATCTTGATTTACTTTAAATATAGAATCTCTAGACTTACCAAAACTAGTAGAACTACCACACCCAGATCCACTACCACCCTGAGCGCCAGCGATCCGTACAAATATATCCTTGGCGTTGCCAGGAATATTGACAGTTGTATTAGATGTATATGTTGTACTAACAGGTGTTAAAGACATTACTCTTCCTTCTCTGCTTCCAACTCCGCCATCGCTTGATCCAAGACTTCCTGTTCCATTGGACTCAATGGTTGAGTCATAATTGTTTCCTGAGCATCAGGTTTTTGAAACGCTAGATTAGTAAGAATATCACTCAGAAGAACTTCTTCGGTTATACCCAATCTATTAGTAACTCTAGTTATTTCTTCATCAACAAATTTTTTAACTTTCCTACCTTCTTCTGTACCCTGAAAATGGTTAACGAGTGCCTGAAATTGAGGCATCGTTAGAACATATAATCTCTTGTGAAGTTCAGGCAGTTCTTCAATGGTGATGTCAGCATCCAAATTAGGATTAGCTTTATAAAATTGTCTAATTAACTTGTCAATTTTGGTCATATTACTCACCACTTTGAAGGATTAGCAGGGCAACGCATCATAGGCACCAGCACTTTAGCAGGCATAAAACAACCACATAATTTACATTGTTTTGTTGATGCTACAAAATTCTCACACTCAATACAAATCTTCATTTTCTTGACAGCTTCCTGCTTCATTTCTGAAAGACTTTTCATAATGATAGTGCTTTTTGATATTTATATCATATGCTTCTAGCGTTTTGCCACGAACCGTTGTTAATTCTTACCTGAGCATCTGGTTGATCTACCTTAACTTCCATAGGAATTTCAATATCATCAACGTCAATATTAGCCGATGTTCCATATTGTTGTGGACTATTAGTAATCAAATCAATATCTTCATAAGGATAGTTGCCAACGTCATCAGCATAATTAAAGTCTTCTTTAATTCTTGGTTTTCTAGTAGTGAAATTTATGTTAACTGTTCCGCCAGGGTGAGTAATTTGTACTGTCTTTGTGTTTGTTTTGCCGAATGTACCATTTTCTCCACTGACATCTGTGTTAAATGGCAATGAAGTAGTCCTTAACTGTACTGAATCACCGTCATTAAAGTTTCTAGACCCAGAAAAAGATCCATTTTTTCCAATAGCATTACCACTACCACTAGTAGATATAGTACATGGCATATCAACACCAGCAAGAGTTCCAATAACTACTACAGTTACTGTGTTAGGTTCTAAATTAGTCCATGATTTAGTCCAATTGTTTGATGGTGTATTGTCATTCTTTACCTTAGCAGTCTTCGTGCTGGTCACCGTTCCGCCAGGACCTGATGCTGTTAGTGTATAAGTTTTTTGGGCAGGACTTGTGCCGTTAGCATTTGATTGTAATCCAGTATTTACATTGAGTGTTCCACTAGTACCAACAGAACCAATACCTCGGTTTATACTGACATTATCAGCATATTGTGTGTTCCATGTAATAGAAACATTAGCATCTGGAATACCATCAGTATTGTAGTTATTACCTACAGAATAAGAAGTAATACTTGGGTTATGATACTCCCACACAATTCTAGCACCACCTTTAGCACCTGATCCAGCACTACCACCATCATTTCCTGCTCCACCAGCACCATAATTAGCACCCGATCTACCGCCTGGGCAACTGCCGCTGGTTCCATTTAGATCAGTTCCCCTACCACCTTTACCATTACCACAGCGTCCAGAGTTTCCACTTTGATTACCTGCTCCACCACCATCTTGTCCATCGTCGTCATCAGATCCAGATCCACCACCTGAAGTAATATCACCAGCATCAGAATAACCACCGCCACCACCACCAGAGTCGTCAGTTCCAGTACGACCACCAGTAGCACGAACGTTTACAATGTTACCAGGACCACCTTTAATTTCTGATGTGCCACCATTATTGCCGTCATCACAACTAGGTGACGAACCACCAGATGCTACCTTAATTGATAGCGTCTGACCAGAAGAAAAATTTCTAGTGGATCTAGAAAATCCACCGCCTCCTCCGCCGCCACCTTCATCATCTCCATCACAATCTCGATAACCAGAAGCACCACCACCAATCACTGTACAAGTGACACTTTTAGTAGCAAATGGTGCTGTCCAACTGTAGTTTCCAGGATTAGGGTAACTATTTGTAGGCATTTTAAATCTCTCTAGCGTTTTGCCAAGATCCGTTATTAATACTTATCTGAGCATCGGGTTGATCGACCTTAATTTCCATAGCAATATCAATATCATTAGCAGTAATTTGTGCTGTTGTAGCATATTGATCTGGACTATTGGTAATCAAATCAATATCTTCATAAGGATAGTTGCCAAGATTATTAGAATAATTAAAGTCTTCACTGATTCTAGGTGCTTTAGTTCCTATAGTAATATTCTTAGATCCACCTGCGTATGACACTGTAATTGTTTTGAGATTCTCTTTTCCATAGATACCAGTTTGTCCACTGATATCTGTGTTAAATGGTAGTGTAGTAGTCCTCAACTGTACAGTGTTGCCGTTATTGAAATTTTTAGAACCAGAAAAAGATCCACCAGAACCAACAAAGTTACCACTACCTGCTGCAGAAACCTGTGTAGGCATATCTATGCCAGAAATATTTCCTAGAGTTACTGTAACTTGAGTATCAGGTTCTAAATTAGTAAATGATGTATTCGTAATCCAATTACTATTAGGTACATTGTCATTACGAGCAGAGACAGTAACATTACTAGTTGTGCTGCCACCATCATTTGATGCTGTCAAATAATATGTTCTAGTTGCTGGACTATTACTACCAGCAGTAGATTGTGGCAAGTTAGTAATATTTTTATTGCCATCTACTGCTTGACTACCAAAGTTCTCTCCAGCAGAACTAGTGAGAGTCACACTAGTAGCATATGTTGTAGTCCATGTCAATGTAGTCGAATAAGAAGGAGATCCACCCGTACTATTTTGTGGATTTGGACTTGCTGTAAAACTATTAATCTGTGGTGCTGCTTCTAACCATGTTACTTGGACATATCCATCCATAGCAGTCTGATTATAACTGGCGCTACCAGCTTGACATAAAGAAGTACGGTATCGTGAACCACCACGACCACCACCGCCGCCGCCATTATTATTGTCTCGTCCAGGACCACCGCCAGCACCACCAAGAGCACCGCCGCCTCCGCCGCCGCCACCACCGCCATCGGTGCCGCCTGGGTCTCCACCCTGACCACCGACGCTAACACTAAAACTACCACTAGCAGTAGCGTTTACAGACTGGACTCCGCCACCACCACCATTTCTGTTATCGGAAGCACCACCGCCACCACCTGATCCACCCATACAGATGGCATTTACACCATTAATTTTTAATCCTGAGGCACCGCCGCCTCCTCCACCACCACCAGAGTAGGGAGGATCACCAGCGTTACCACCACGACCACCAGCTGCCATACCAGAACCACCACTACCTCCAGTAGCGTTCGGAGCATTGTTCTGTCCATTACCACCATTGTTACCAACATAACAGGTGAATGTTCTAGCCTGAAAATTTTGATTGACGGTAAATGTTTGTTGTGTCGTTTTGCCACCAACACCACCCTGAGCAGAGGCGTCTGTACCACCTGTGCCACCTCTAGCACCACGTACAGTTACACTGATGCTATATCCGTTGTCGGGTATGCTAACATTATACGTTCCAGGCGACGTAAAAGTTGAAGTAGGCATTAGATCTTAATGATATACTCTACTAGAATGTATGGAGGAGTTGCTTCATCAAGTTTTTTGATGTTGCTAGTTGTTAAAGTAACTGTACTTTCTAGTCCAAAAGCATCAATATCAGTATCTACGAAATTATATCTCAACTCATTGTTATCAGAAACTACAGTTGATGATGGGAAATCAATCAAGTGAGCATGAGATACAACAGCAGAAGATCCTGTCGGAGATTGAACTGTAATTGGTTCGTTAGAACCTTCGTTTTGAGCATTATTACCACCCTGTGAAGCACCTGTTGTTTCACCAGTGAAGATAGAATCTGCCCATTTTCCAAGATAACTAAACACACCAACACCTGCTTCGTGACCATGTGCTTGGAAGTTTTGTTCTGACAAGAAAGCATTCAATGTTCTACCATTAGTGGTGGTAGTATTGAATGTAGGATTACCAATAAACTCTTGATTACCAGGACTAACAACTTCGAAAGTACCACTATATGTAATTGTTGTAGTGTCACCAATCAAAGATACAACGTTAATCTCAGCACCAACTCTATATGGATTAGTAGAGTCTTCATTGATCACCTTATCATTTAAATAAGCACCAGAAGCATTACCACCTTGGATATATTTCGATCCAATGTCAGGTAAAACAAATTGATTATTAGTTAGCGTTTGATCAGGTCTTTTGAATTTGGAGTTGACACCAGTTCCCAAAATTCCAGCAAGAATTGGATACTCGCTAGCATCAAGAATAGATCCATCACATCTCAAATAACCAGCAGGAAGCTTCTCTTTCCAATCTCCCTGATCAGGAACATTGACAGTAGGTAATCTGATAGGATATGGTATAATGGTGCCCGAAACACCACCATATCTTGCTTTTTCCTTAGTGTAATAGGTTGGCATTAGTAAGCTCTAATTAGGTTGGTAATAGTAACAGAAGCTGTTCTTGTAGTGAATGTAATCTGTAGTGCCCCATCGAGTGAGTTTGGAGTAACGTTCGGTTGTGCCAAAACGTTAAGCTGTTGAACTACGTCAAGGTTTGAACCATCATATACAACGTTAAAAGAACCATCATGGTCATGAGTTTCAATAACATCATTAATACCACCACCAGTCAAAGTATCATTCAAGAATGAAACAGCAGCGTGGTTGAATAGTGTCTTGGTATATCCATGTTGATGGTCAGATCCACCAGTACCATTATCATAGTTAGGACATTTGATTGTCTGACTACTATCCGAAAATGGAATTCTATATCCTGGGAAGAATCTACCAGTTTGTTTCAAAGCAGTCATATTGGCGTTACCAGAAGCAGATGTAGCACCAGACTTATCTCTTAAGTTAAAGTGTGATCCAGATCCAGTAAACCAAGACTTACCAACACCATGACCCACAGCAGTTGTGCCAAATGGTTCGTGTTCGGCAACGGGCAAACTACCGCCAACAGAAGCGATGGTATATCTACCAACACCAGTAGAGAATGGAGAGTTATTTAAAGCAGTAATATTACTTGTTGGACTGTTTCCAATCCAGAATCCAGTTTCTACACCACCACTACTACAATCAAGTGATGTTGGTAGCGGACAATAAGGTCCGAATGGAGCAAAGTATCCTGATGGACAGGGGTGAACTCTTTCATAAAATTCTGTAAAGTTTACTTCTGGTGTAGCAAATACACAAGCACCTCCACCTGGGTTCTCTCCAGAGTCACCCGTGTTAATTGTTTTATATGTTCCTTCGTGGAAGTGCTGGGGGAAGTGTTCTCTACCCAGTTTTCTAGGACAAACGTATACCTCTTTAATAGAGAAACCTTCAATAATAGTCTGTCCTGTAACTACACCTTCAAAATAAGAATTACCAACCTGAGTAACAGTAATGGTGATGTCATTAGCGGTAGAAACACCACCATCGTCAGAAAATGTCGAACCAGGAATTATTAGTTGATCACTAATATTATATGCTTGTCCCTTAACTTTAGGAACAACATCATATGTTTGATCTGTATTAAGAACAACCGTAAACTGAGAACCTGATCCAATAACAGCAGCACCAGTATCAGCATTAGTGCCATTTGTTGCTGTAACATTATTATAAACTTTCGTATTAGTTACTGTAGGTGCTGTTCCAGTTGTCGTGATACTAACAATCGTACCCTCTGGGTCTGGAGTATATGTAAAGTTTAGATCAGTCCGAGCGTTAACTACGTTTGGTGGACCAAGGTCTCCAGGTTCAAATCCAGGAACAGAATCACCAAGGTAATTTTGTACTATACTCAAGGCATCAAGATTATCAATTGGAGATGGAACAAGAGGAGACGTGGAAACATAGTTACCAAAGTAGGCAGTTGAAATATCCGCCAATGCTTTGTTATTTGTTTGTGGTAGTCTAAATGTTACAGTGTAGTTAGGGAAGGTGCCACTAAATTCTGTACCACCGTAGGTATCACGTAGAATACGTGCTAACAGTGGATAATCTGCCGCTTCTAGTTCAGTACCATTACAAAGCAACCACCCACTAGGAATTTCAGACAGGTTTCCTGTCCAAGGTTGGACACTTCCGATTGGAAGTGCCCTTTGTGTTTTGATTACGTTATATCCTGGCATATTAGATCTCTACGAGCCACCAACCTTGTGTTGTAGATGGAGCACCAGTAGTGGTTCCATCAAAGTTTGTACTACCTAGGAAGATCAGACCGAAACCAGCATGTGGGGTCTGGACAACAAGTTCACCGCCGCCGTAGTTAATAGTATCTAGGCTAGCAGGGACTCCACTATTGGTATTGTCGCCTTGAATAGCAACATTGTCAGGTGCTCTTACCTTGAGCGAGATGTTGTAGGTTAGGTTACCACCAACATCTACAACTCTAATCATGTCACCAGTGGTTGGATTCTGTGGTAGTTTGATAGTTGTATCAGAAGAAGGTGTAACAAAGTAGTTGACGTTCGATACAACATCGATTGTCTCTTCACCAGCACCAACAAACACCCACTTTCTAGCACCAGATGGAGTGAAGAATCCTTCTTGACCAGCGAAGTTCATAGAACCATCAGCTTCTACCTCGAAGATTTCTTCAGGTTGCCTGAGTTTCAAGAAGGCGAGTTGAACAGCACCATTGTTTTGTGTACCAGTATTGTGTGTTGGTGGTACAGTACCGAGGGCACCAGTGCCAACAACAGTGTAGATGTTAATGCCAGAGAAGATAGTATCACCATCATCAACAGACTGACCAGATACCCACTCAGGAGAATTATCAATCTTATTGAGTTGGAAGTTACCACCATCAACTTGTAGAGGACCAGCAATAGTGCTTTCAGTTTGACCCTCAACAGTTAGGTGACCAGCGATTGTTAGGTTACCAGTGCTGTTCTGGAGGATCAACTTCTGATCAGTTGGTGAACCAACCAGGAGATCACCAATACTAATCGTGGTAAGACCTGTCTCAGAATCAACTGTCAATCTGTCACAGTTTGTACCACCAGCACCAAAGTCACCCTTGAGGCAGGTATCACCTGTAGCAGAGTCAACAGTAAATGTGGTAACAGGAGAAGAACCACCAGTAGTGATGGTTAGTACCTGAGAGTTAGCGGTTGTCGAACCAGCAAGAGTGAAGTTAGCATTAACAGTTACATCACCAAGGATGGTGGTGTTACCGTTAGTAGAGTCAACAACAAATTGCTCAACAGGGTTATTATCAGCACCGTCTGTGATTACGAATCTCTGTGGAGATGTCGTGTTGATGTCAGTGATGATTGCTAGTTCAGAATCAGTAAAGCGTAGGATGTCTCCCTCACCAACAGCACCAGAGAAGTCGCCAGTATTGATGTCTTCTAGAGTTCCGCTGCTAACAGCACTGAGACCACCAACTTCATCGATGAAGCTAACATTGTTTGCTAGGTCATATCTAATGATCTCAATGTTATCTGGGTGATCAGTTCTTAGGAACTTGAAGGAGGAAGGATCAGCACCAGATGGTAGATTAGCTGGAGTTCCAGCAACCATCGAACCATCGCTGTTACGCTGGTTCATTGCTCTCTTGATTTTCACTCTTAGAGGATTATCAGAAGAGATAGCGTTCAAGTTAGTTAGTTCTTCGACTAGAACCAATTCACTGTACTGTTCGCCAACAGGAGCATCACCCTGTGTAGAATCACCACCAGTAAACGCTACCTGACCAGCAGTTGTACCAACAGCAAATGGTTTGCTGAGAGTAAACGTGGTTCCAGCAATCGTTTGGATTTGGGCATACTTGGTTCCGTCATTAAATGTAACAGAAGAAGAAGGATCAATACGTACCCAAGTATTGTTTGTGTCGAAACTAGCAGCGTTAGTAACACTGGTAATAGTGCTGCTGTTAGCAGCAACGTTAGCAGTAAACGATGTTGGATCGAAAATTGCTAGTCTAGAACGATCAAGGAGGAGGTAAGCACCAACTTCAAAGATCGTGGTGTTAGCAGGTGTCGAGAATGTGAGATAGTATTCGTCAGCATCAGCAGATCCACCAACAGCATCATCAGTACCACCGTAGAAGCTAGCGTCAGTATCAATGAACTGACCGATGACCGTCTTAGTGAAGAGGTCAACGTTAGAGTTATCAGTATCACCTTGGTCATGAGCAGAAGCAGTGGTAGAGAACGAACCTCTACGTACCTCGAACTCACCAGAGTTAAGACCACCAGAGAGTGTTACATCACCCTCAAGTGTAGAAGAAGACTTAACGATTAGACTGTTGTTGATCTGTGTAAATCCACCCTGAGCACCGAGGTACATTCTGGAGACAGAGCTACCAATGTATAGTTTCGATGTGTTCAGTGTGAATAGGTTAACACGATCAGCAGGAGAACTTAGAGTAGCAATACCAGTTCCAGTTACTAGTGCTGTACCGACTGCTAGATCACCATCAACCTCAGTAAATCTGGTTTGGAACTTAACAACCGAACCAGAAACAAGAGAGTTAGACTCGTTAGAGTAAGCACCACCAATCTTAGAAACAGAGACAGCAGCGGTGTTGGTTAGATTAGATGTACCAAGTTCGAGAACCGACTTAAGACCGCCAGTGTGAACCTTGAAGATGGTGTCATCACTGAATGTACCAATGTTGACTTCCTGATGCTCAGCAGTTGGCGAGATGTTAATAACTTGAGGAGATGCCTCAGTAGTGTCATCACCAGAGACCGAGTTACCAATGAACAAGTTCTTCGCTTCAGAAGCAAAGTAAACAGTGGTAGCACCACCATCAAGGAGACTAAAGGAAGCAGAAGTAGTAGATAGAGATCCACCATTAACTGCTAGGTTTTCTTCTAGAAGAACATTCTCAGTAATTCTAGCGTCACCAACAACCGTTAGGGTGTGGTTGGCAAGACCATCGGAGACGTTAATACCAACTCTACCACCAGGAACAGTTCTAGGAGTGCCAGTAGCTTGACCAGAGTGTGGACCTTGTAGACCATTCGTTGTAGCAACTCTAAATGTTGCTTCGACGTTAGGATCAACAGAGTTACCACCAACTAGTAGAGCATTGTTGACTTCAGCAAATGTTCTGTTAGCAAGTAGTGGGAAGTTATCATAACCATTAGTGGCAAGAACCTTACCACTAATGAATGCTGTACCAACAACATCCAAGTTTGCTCTTGGAGCAACAGCATCAGAAGTGAATCCTTGTAGATAATCACTATGAGCAGATCTTGCTAGAGTGTTGATGCCTAGTCTGTAGTCACCATTGTTAGCAGTGTCAGTTCTAAGTGTTTCAGCACCGATTAGAGCAGTCTCAGTCCACTTGGAGAGCGAGACGGCGATGATACCACCAACAGGGATAGCAGTAGGATCGTCAACCTGACTGGTTTCAATGATAGTAGGAGCGTTAACAGAGAAGCTGTCACCAGTTACTGCTGTAACCTCTCTAATGCCGTTGACATTGAGGAATCTACCTTCCAGACCAGAGATCTTAATGGTAGCACCAACAGCGATATCATTACCAGCAGGAGACTCACCACTACCCATGGTGAAGGTTACCAAAGAACCACCAGCAGCAGTAGAGGATGCTACACTAGCAGTGATTGGGTTGTAGTAGTTAGCATAGATCCAACCAAGAGAACCAGTTCTACCAACTTCCTCACCCTTGAGTAGGATGTCACCAGCAGTTGGTCCTTCGCTTGTTTGTAGAGCACCATACTTAACCTCGATACCTAGATTACTGTTAGTCTGATTAGGTGTTCTATTGGTTGGAGTATTGCCAGCATTCTGGTCAACATGAGTTCTGATGCTGTAATCCTGACCAGAGAGAATAGTGCTACCACGTGGATTTAATCTGTAGATAGCAGAGAAAATCTGGTTCTGATGGATAACAACATTACCTTCAGAAGCAATGGTGCTTCTGCTCCAGGAACTGGAGTCTAGAGTTAGGTCGCCACCAGCAGTGCTGTCAACGTTAGAGACAACAGTGAAGGCATTTGGTTCGTTATCGTCAACGTTGATGGTTACAGGGTTGTTGAACAGAGCGTTGCCGTCAACTGTAATCTCTTGCTCGAAAGCAACAGGTAGTTCAAATGTTGTAACCAGACCACCGATATCCCCTTCATCATCATCTGATGATAGTAGTTCTGCTCTCTCAAGGAACGTCTCTTCACCTGTAATAGCATTAATCTTACGGTTACCGATATAGAGGTCACCGTTAGAGTTTAGACCCGTGTAGAAGACGATACCACCATCTTCACGCTTCGCCTGGGCATAGAAGTCTTGAATGTCTTCCAGGACAACTTCCTGACGGAGTGGGAAACCAGTGGAGTAGTTACCAGGACCGAAACCAAGGTATTCAAACGTGTGGTTACCAGATCTAGCAATAGAAGGACGACGTAGCTCGACGTATAGTCTCTTCTCTGTAGGATAGACAGAATCACCACTAATTGGGACTAGTCTGTCTTCAGAACCAGAAGCGGCATTACCATCTTGTGCTTCAATCTTATTGGTAGTGTACTCATATCTGCTTAGAGCAGGGTTCTCGATGAAGTCAAGAACAACTTCCTTAGTTTCACTGTTCTTGTAGTCGTTAGTGGTAACAAGACCATGAATAAAGTTATCAGCAGCACAAACAGTTGCTGGAGTATCAAGGATTGTGGTGTCTCTGGTGTTATCAGGACGGATCTGGAACCACAATGGATCGTTCTTGTAGTCTAGAGGATACAGTTGACCGATAGGCTGGGAGAACTTGAATCCACGGAAGTTTGTACCAACACCAGGACCAGTTGGGAATGGAGAAACGTTACCCTTGACACAAGTTAGATAGTAGATACCTTCTTGCTGGTTAGGAATACGACGCTTGACCTCTTCAATGTCGAAGATGTAGAAGGTGTCTTCAATCTCACCAGCATCGATAACAGAAGCGATCTCGTAGTCGTTACCATCATCGTCAGTGATAATATCACCAGGAGTCATGGTAAGAACGTTGGAGTTCTTATCGCTGTAGAGATAATCCTTTCTATCAGACTTGCTTAGTGAGTCGTTAGGAGAACCAACACTGTTTGGTTTTGCTTGTAGGGTAGCATAGATTAGAACTTGGTTGCCGTTACCATCTAGTACAGGATCATTGTCGGCATCCAGAACTGGTTGAGAGAATGTAGTAGCAGAGTTCTTATCGTATACAACTACATCATCATCTAGACCCTTGAGGACTAGGTAATGCTCATCGGTGCCATCTGGGTTGAAGTAACCTTGGACATAACCGAAACCAGAAGAGAAACCATTCCAGGTAATCTTGTTAAGTTCATTAGAAGTAGAAGTATTAATTCTAAAAGCACCACTACCACCCTGAGGAGCGTTGATTCTGACAGTTACAAACTGCTCGTTTCTTACAGAATCATCAGTGATTGTGTGGTCAAATACAGTTAGTTCTAGGTAGTTGGTGCCACTGACATCAACCTGTCTAGCAGATTGAATGCTAAAGGCAGTCTTAGAAGCAACTCTATCAGATGTAATCTGCTTGACCTGACTGTTTAGATATGGATCATAATCAAAGTTAGGATCAAGAGAAGCAGCAGGAAGACCTAGTTGCTGGGCAAGTGTACCGCCAGCGGTGAGTTGAATTTGTGTCTCGAATAGAGCAACGTCAGCATCACCAGCAGCAGTAGGCTTCAGCAGAATTCTCTGTGGTAGAAGTTTTCTTGTCTCGTCAGTTCTTGCCTTGATAACGAAACCGTTGAGAGGATCACGTACACCTTCAGCATACTTAGGAATGACATAACGTAGACGATAGATTCTATCCTGAGCAGTTCTTTCATCCTTAAGACGCTTGAATGAAGTGTTCTTAGAACGAGCGTCCTTGAGATCCTGACCGAGTTCATTCATTCTTGCCTGAATGTTTATGGCAGGATCATAAGCATCTGTAGTTTGGATGTACCACTGACCTGTAGTAGTCTCTTGATTATCTGCTGTTAGAGCAGAATCGTCTCTAGTTGGGTCAAATCTTACAGGCGAAACACGCTTGTTAGCGAAGACATAGAAGTCTTGACCGAAGTTAGGAGCAAACGTGATTCTAGGTGAACCAGCAACTGCTTCTGCCTTGGTGTTAAATACAGCGAATGTCTTAGGAGTGACGAATCGTACATAGTAGAACTGATTAGTATTAACTTCAGCAGTAACACCACCAGTTGTAATCTGAGGTAGAGTAGAACCCGTACCGAATGTTCTAAAGAACACTTCATGTACAACATCCTCAGTTCCAGGAACATCAAAGATGTGAGGAACGTCGGTCTCTAGAACATCAGTTAGACCAGTTGGGAAGTTACAAACATACTTGTGGAGATCATAAGACTCATCAAGTACAAATTGATTGATACCGATTTCTACATCAAAGTCAACAGAGTCAGTCTCTGGAGAATACATGTAGATGCCAGCGGCAGCGTTCTCCTTTGTCGTTGCCAACATCAACTTGGTTGTATTGGTCTTCTCGAAGATGTTAGGATAGGTTACGCCGTCAGAATAATCTTCTGGTTCAGTAGTTCTACCAGGAGCAATTACATAATAAATGGTGTTAGTGTCGAATCCTTTTGGAAGTCTGATAACACGTTTGTCTACTGTTGCTGGATCAACACCAGATCTAATTTTAGGAACAAGTCTTACAGGAGTTCCAGTTTCAAATAGGTGAGGATCGGAAGTAGAACCACCAGTGTTGATGGTGAACAGAGTAGCACGGGAAGCGAGATTAGCAGTGTCTACAACTGGTTCAACTCTCGTAGCAACGTTGAAAGAAGGTTCTGCTCTAACGATACCAACTAGATCACCAGGAGCAGCATCTGTACCGATTGCTTGAGTGATTAGAGCAGTAAAGACGGTGATAGAGCTAGCAACGTCAGCACAGTCATTAGCGAAGTCATAGACTCCAGGTTGACTAGAAGTATCGCCAAGGACATTGTTGTCAATGACCTGAGTTAGACCATGAGAACCTTGGACAACAATAGGTTCGTTCTTCATGGCAGAGATCGCTAGATCTCTCATCTGTGTGTAAACCTGTACAGACTCGTCTCTCTCGTCGTTGATTAGTCCAGGTTGCTGGACATAATTTAGAGCACCATCATAAACTTTGTCGTTACCGCCGTACTTAATGTTATAGGCGATTGCTTCTAGGAACAACTCAACGTCGTCGATACAGTTCTGGTTACCACCAGGAATGACGAAGCTGGCATTAGCAGGATCGAGAAGCATTCTCTCAACCGCTTCAGTAGCGATGAAAGTCTTGTTAGCAAGAATTAGGTTATGAGCATCAACCTCAGTACCACCAAGAGGTGTTAGACCATTGTTGAGGATCAAGAAGAACTCAGTGAAGTAACCCTCGATAAGAGTGAGGATGTCATTACACTCGGGATAACCCTGGTCGGCAGCATCCCAGACGCTAGTATCTTGGAGTACAGAACTGTCTCTTACTGGGTTGATGTCACTGTAACCACCTTGTAGAACATCGTCACTATCAGCAGTGGTAGCAGTTTGTGGGAACTCGAAGTAGAGATAAGCACCAGAAGTAGAGCTGTTAGATGCTACAACAGCATTACCAAATGTAGCACTAATGTTACCGTTAGCGTCTGTAGTTAGAACAGGAGCAGAGTTACCGATTTCAATTCTAGAACCATCAATAACACGTCTGACATAAGCATTCTGTGGTAGTAGAGCAGCAGCACCAGTTACCTGAATAGCAGTGTCACGATTGAGTCTACCGTTAGTGAAATTAGTGGTATTGTACTCATACTGAGTAACAGTCATACCAACTAGAATACCAGCGGTGCTACCAATGTCAAGGATAGCAGAACCAGCAGTAACTGTAGGATTCTTGATTAGATAATCAAAATTCCTCATAGTAGCAATGGTCAAGTTCTTGACATACTCATATGCCTCAATTGATTCGTTGAACTCGCCATCAATATAAGCAAGAGTACCACCAACGTAGTAACCTTCTGCTGCTTGAATAGTATTGATGTTTCCACCAAGTCTCAAGTCTTGAATAACAGCATCAACAATGTATCCGATGTCTCTTTCACACTTAGAAATAGTGATGTTAGAGTTGTTTTGTAGTTCAGGATAACGGGTAATGATGTAGTTGTATGCTTCTCTTTGAATGAACTCTTTGTTCGTCTCAATGAGGTTAGAAGCATCTTGAGCGTTGTTGTTAATCTGAACGCCATCTGGGTTGAGAGTTTCTAGTGAAGCAGTAAACTGACTGAAACCAGAAGGAGAAACAGTAGACTCGTAGATGTCGTTACCACCACCCAATTTAGGTAGTTTGAGGTATACTTTATCATTAGTTAGAGCACCAAGTCTGTAACCTTCAATAGAGGTAGCAGGTTTCTCGAATGGAGTGTATACATCATCACCAGAATAATATAGTCTAGTCTGGTTTCCAGTAACCTTGGTTGCCTGGTTAGATAGAGGATAATACTTAAGATCTTCCTGGTTGAAGGCACTGGTGTCAACGTTCTTAACAGGAACAATGTCAGTAATATATCCACCCTTATCTTGGTTAAAGGAGAATCCTTTGTAACCAATAGAGTGAAGTGATGTATTTCCGAAGTTGGAGTTAGAGTTGGTGATAGACATGTCACCACCTGACTCCATCAGGAAGTGATCGAAGAAACCAACAGCGAAGACCGAAACACACTGAATGAAGGAGTCATCAGAAGCACGGATGTGGAAGTTTCTCCAGTCATCCTTCCAATAAGCATCACCCTTGGTGTGATAAGCAGTAGTAGCGAAAGCATCGGTTAGTGATGCCTGGTTCCAGGTGTTGCTAAACTCATCGTAGCGGATGAAGGCACGGTCGTCTTTCTGCAACGATACGCCCGTATATTGAGCCACGACCATCGACTTAAATCCAGTCGCCTTAGAACCGTCTGCCCACATACCACACTGACCCCAGGTGGATCTGATGGAACAGTTAAAGACGTAAGGAGAAGCAGATTCAACCGAATCAATCTCTGCTTGTGCTCTAGCAGCAAGGTTGAGATCAGGTGAAGTGTAACCAGTATCATTAATATCGAGACCCAACTGCTGAGGAGTTACATCTACCTCATAGCGGAACAGTTTGGGGTTATCTTCATCAATAGCAGTGACCTTGAATGTACCATTCAGGGCATCA